GGCCCGCGTCCGGCCGAGAGCGAGTTCTACGCCAACCTCGCCGAGGAGATGCCCGAGACCGAACTCGCGCACCTGTCGAGCACCTTCCTCGACCTGATCTCCCGCGACAAGGAGGCGCGCAAGAAGCGCGACGAGCAGTATGAGGAGGGCCTACGCCGCACCGGTCTGGGCGACGACGCGCCCGGCGGCGCGCAGTTCCAAGGCGCGAACAAGGTCGTCCACCCGCTCATGACCGAGGCCTGCGTCGACTTCGCGGCGCGCGCCATGAAGGAGATCTTCCCGCCGCAGGGTCCGGCCAAGGACTACATCTCCGGCGAGGCGACGCAGGAGAAGATCAACAAGGCCAAACGCAAGAGCAGCCTGCTCAACTGGCAGATGACCGTGCAGTGCCCCGAGGTCCGCGCCGAGCTGGAGCAGCTCATGACGCAGGTGCCACTGGGCGGCGCGCAGTACCTCAAGCTGGGCTGGGACGAGCGGCGCAACCGGCCGACCTTCCTGTTCGTGCCGATCGACGACATCTACCTGCCCTACGCGGCCACCAACTTCTACACCGCGCAGCGGCGCACGCACGTCCAGTACCTGACGCAGCTCGACTATGAGGACCGCGTCGCCGAGGGCATGTACCGCGACGTCGAGCTGACGCTGTCCGGCATGGAGCCGGAGCAGTCCGTGGCCGGTGTGGCCAACGACAAGATCGAGGGGCGCGACCCGACCAGCTACAACGAGGACGGCCTGCGCATCGTCTACGAGATCTACGCCATTGCGCGGATCGGTGACGACGAGGAGGCCAGCCCCTACATCATCAGCATCGACAAGCCGAGCGGCAAGGTGCTCGCGATCTACCGCAACTGGGACGAGGAAGACGAGTACCGCGAGGAGATGCAGCACTTCGTCGAGTGGCCATTCATCCCGTGGCGCGGCGCGTACCCCATCGGCCTGCCGCACATGATCGGCGGCCTGTCCGGCGCAGCCACCGGCGCACTGCGCGCACTGCTCGACAGCGCGCACATCAGCAACAGCCAGACCATGCTCAAGCTCAAGGGCGGCACGGCCGGAGGGCAGAGCCTGTCGATCCAGCCGGGTCAGACCGAGGAGATCGAGGGCGGCCTCAACGTCGACGACGTGCGCAAGCTGGCCATGCCGCTGCCGTACAACCCGCCGTCGCCCGTCCTGTTCCAGCTCCTCGGCTTCCTCGTCGAGGCGGGCAAGGGCGTGGTCCGCACGTCCATGGACGACATCGCCGACGGCAACCCCAACGCGCCGGTCGGCACCACGCTGGCCAAGCTCGAGCAGGGCGCGGTGGTCTACTCGGCCATCCACAGCCGCCTGCACGACGCGATGGGGCGCATGCTGCGCATCCTCGACCGCCTCAACGGCTTCAACCTCGACGACGAGCGCCTCGAGAAGGACGCGGGCGAGGAGCTGGCGACGCGCGCAGACTTCGACGGCGTGCTCGACGTCGTGCCGGTGTCCGACCCGAACATCTTCAGCGAGGCGCAGCGCTACGCTCAGGTGCAGGCCGTGGCCCAGCGCGCGGCCACGATGCCGCAGCTCTACAACCTGCGCAAGGTCGAGGAGCGCCTCCTCGAGACGCTCAAGATCCCGAACGCCAAGGAGCTGCTCAATCCGCCCATGGAGCCGAGCGAGCAGAACGCGGTCAACGAGAACGTCGCCGCGTCGCTGGGCCGACCAGTCACGGCATTCCCCGAGCAGGACCACCTCGCGCACCTGCAGACGCACCTTAGCTACCTGACCAACCCGACGTTCGGATCGAACCCGATCTTCGCGCCGGTGTACATCCCCGCAATCCTCAACCACATCAAGGAGCACGTCGCCCTGTGGTACGCCTCGACCGTGTTCGACGTGTCGACCGAGGCGCTGGGCGGCGAGGATCTGGGCGACATGATGCGCAAGATGAGCCCGAAGGACACGCAGGGACGCAAGGCCCTCGACCGCATGCTCGCCGAGGCGTCGACCACGGCCCTGACCGAGGGCTCGCAGATCTTCCAGCAGGTGCCGCAGATCATCCAGCAGGCGCAGCAGATCATGCAGCAGTTCCAGCAGCCGCCGATGCAGGATCCGCGCCTCGCGCTCGAGGGGCAGAAGCTGCAGCTCGAAGGCCAGAAGGCACAGCAGGCAGCCCAGAAGGCGCAGATGGACATGCAGGTGGACGCACAGCGCATGCAGATGGAGGCGCAGAAGATGCAGCAGGACGCCCAGATGGACGCCGCCGAGCTGCAGACCAAGGTCGCCATCGAGCAGCAGCGCCAGCAGTCCGAGGACGCGCGTGCCGCCGCCGAGCTGCAGGCCCGCATGGCCATGAACTCACAGGACAACCAGACGGCCATGGCGCTCGCGCAGGCCGAGATCGCGTCCGGCGAGCGGTTCTCGGTATCCACTGGCACCGGCATCAACCCCAATCCGTAGAAAGGAATGGCCATGAAGAAGAACGACGCAGTACTCAGTAAGGGCAAGGCCGCAGGCGGCATGACACCCAAGAACACCAACATGCACAAGCTGATGAAGATGGGGCAGCACCCCAAGTTCGAAGTCAGTGGAGGCAAGAAAACCCCCGCATGAAGATCGAAGTCCTACTGCAACGCCTCGAACAGGAGCAGGCTCGCCTTGCTACTGAGGCGTTGTCGCATCCAGCGGGAAGGGACGGCTTCGACTACGGTCGGGCCGTCGGGATGTATGCAGGGCTCGAGCATGCGAAGCGCACGCTGATCGACATGATCGCCGAGAAGGAGCGGCGCGACTTCGCATTGTGAGTTAAGAATGGAGCGCAAATGATTGAATTAGCTAACAAAGTTGAGTTTGGCTACGACAGTGAGGACGAGGCGTTTCCGCCTTGCGATCCGGGCGTACAGCCGTTTGGCAGCCGCGTACTGGTACAGATACGCACGCCAAAGCAGAAGACCAAGGGCGGGATCATCCTGACCACGGAGACGCGTGAAACGGACGCGTGGAACACGCAGATCGCCAAGGTGGTCCGCGTGGGAGAACTGGCATTCAAGAACCGTACTACCATGGAGCATTGGCCCGAAGGGAGCTGGTGCGAGCCGGGCGACTTCGTCCGCGTGCCCAAGTATGGCGGCGATCGCTGGACCGTCAAAACCGCCGACGGCGCTGGTGAGGCGCTGCTGGTAATCTTCAACGACCTCGATCTGATCGGCAAGGTGACGGGCGACCCGCTCGGCATCAAGGCCTTCATCTGATCGATAAGGCTACAATAGGGAGCCGGTTATGACCGACAATACGATTACCGATAACGAAGACGAGGAGCTGGTCCCCGTCGATACTCAGCCCGAAGGGGGCGAGGATCAGGCCGCCGACGACGCGGACACTGATGACGATGACGAGGAGGACGAGCGCCTCGCCACCAGCGAGGACGACAGCGAAGAAGAGGTGACGGCCGGTAACCGCCGACGCCGCGAACGCCGCCGCGATCGTGTACGCAAGGCGCGTGACGACGCCGAGCGGCAGATCCGCATGCTCAAGCAGCAGAATGAGGAGATGCTTCGCCGCCTCTCCGCAGTCGAAGGGCACGCGGTCAACACCAACGCCAAGACGCTTGAGGGCCGCATCGCCAAGGCGCAGCGCGACATCCAGCAGGCCGAACACTTCATCGCCAAGGCGACTGAGGCAGGCAATGGCGACGACGTCGTGGCGGCCATGCGCATCCGCGATCAGGCGATGGCCGAGGCTCAGCAGCTCATGGGTGCCAAGCAGCAGTTTGAGGCTGCGCAGCGACAGGCAGCCACGCCACGGGTCGACCCGAACGTGGTCAACTACGCCAAGGAGTGGATGTCAGCCAACCCGTGGTACGATCCCAGTGGCCGCGACCGCGACAGCGCCGTGACCAAGGCGATTGACGCAGAACTAGTGCGAGACGGGTATAACCCCGCCGCGCGCGAGTACTGGGAAGAGCTTACGGCGCGCGTCGCCGAGGCCCTTGAAAGCGGCGAAGAAACCGCGACCACCAAACCGAAACGGCGTGGTCCGCCCATGGGCAAAAACCCGTGAGCATGCACCGCGCAGCACTAAAAACGAAATATACGTGACACCCGAACGGAAACAGGCTATGATCGACGCTGGCGTATGGGATGACCCTGCACAGCGCCAACGCTATTTAAAGGCGT